TTATTCCTCCAATTGTTTAAGACTGCGGCTGCGAATCTCTTGTTGCAGCTTCTCGATCACTTCATTTACGTCCATGCTTCCCAGGTCTTTACCACGGCGGGTGCGAACGGCAACTTTGCCAGATTCCACCTCTTTATCACCACAGACCAGCATATATGGGACGCGACGCAAAGTGTGCTCGCGGATTTTAAAGCCAATCTTCTCATTTCTCAAGTCTGCTTTAACACGAATGCCCGCATTTGATAGTTTTTGCGTCAATTCGTTAACGTATTCAGACTGTGAATCCGTAATGTTCATGATAACAACCTGAACCGGCGCAAGCCAGGTCGGGAAGAAACCAGCGAACTCTTCGGTCAGGATACCGATGAAACGTTCCATCGACCCAAGAATTGCACGGTGAATCATTACCGGAACCTTACGCTCGTTGTCTTCGCCTACATAGGAAGCGCTCAGACGAGACGGTAAGGAGAAGTCCAGCTGTACTGTACCGCACTGCCATGCACGATCGAGGCAGTCATACAGGGTAAATTCAATTTTCGGACCGTAGAACGCGCCTTCACCCAGTTGATACTCAAACGGGATGTTGTTTTCTTCCAGCGCAACTGCCAGGTCCGCCTCAGCACGATCCCACATTTCGTCACTGCCAATACGTTTTTCAGGACGAGTGGAAAGCTTGACCACGATCTTCTCGAAGCCAAAAGTGCTGTACATATCATAGACTAAACGGATACATCCGTTAACTTCATCGCGAATTTGTTCTTCAGTACAGAAGATATGCGCGTCATCCTGGGTAAAACCACGCACGCGCATCAGGCCGTGCAGGGATCCTGACGGCTCGTTACGGTGGCAGCTACCGAACTCGGCCATACGCAGCGGCAGATCGCGATACGACTTCAGCCCCTGGTTAAAGATTTGTACGTGACCCGGACAGTTCATCGGCTTAATGCAGTATTCACGGTTCTCAGAAGAGGTGGTGAACATTGCATCTTTATAGTTTTCCCAGTGACCGGTTTTTTCCCACAGGACGCGGTCCATCATAAACGGGCCTTTAACTTCCTGATACTGGTACTCTTTCAGTTTAGAGCGAACGAACACTTCCAGTTCACGGAAGATGGTCCAGCCGTCATTATGCCAGAACACCATACCCGGCGCTTCTTCCTGCATATGGTACAGGTCGAGCTGTTTACCGATTTTACGGTGGTCGCGTTTAGCGGCTTCTTCCAGACGCTGCAGATACGCGTTGAGGGCTTTTTTATCTGCCCACGCAGTACCATAAATACGTTGCAACATTTTGTTGTTGCTGTCGCCGCGCCAGTAGGCCCCTGCCGTTTTCATCAGTTTGAAATGGTGGCAGAAACGCATATTCGGTACGTGCGGACCGCGGCACATATCGACATATTCTTCGTGGAAATAGAGGCCAGGCTGGTCATCATGGGCGATGTTTTCGTCCAGGATGGAGACTTTATAGCTCTCGCCGCGTTTAACGAACGTTTCACGCGCTTCGTGCCAGCTGACTTTCTTCTTAATGACGTCGTAGTTTTTCTCAGCAAGCTCATGCATCCGCTTCTCGAGTGCTTCGACATCTTCCTGGGTTAACGTGCGGTCAAGATCAACGTCGTAATAGAAACCGTTGTCAATAACCGGGCCGATTGCCATTTTGGTATGCGGCCAAAGTTGTTTAATTGCGTGCCCTAACAGGTGCGCACAGGAGTGACGAATGATCTCCAGACCTTCTTCGTCTTTAGCGGTAATGATCGCCAGTTTAGCGTCGTTTTCAATCAAATCGCACGCATCTACCAGTTCGCCATTAACGCGCCCTGCGATACAGGCTTTCGCCAGACCTGGACCAATGTCCAGCGCAACATCCATGGGGCTTACAGCGTGGTCGTAATGGCGTTGGCTGCCATCAGGAAGAGTAATAACAGGCATGTTATATCCTTATTTGCAGTGGTGACCCACACGAAAGATCACATACAAAGAGAAAATTTGTTTGTTTTCAATTCATTGCGCATCCATCTAGCCAACAGTCGCTAAATTGGTACACAATTTGGTACACAAATGAAAAATCGACACAGCAAGTTTTTCACCCAGTAAAATCATGGTAACACTAAAAAAGTAGTGATTGCACTATCTCTGTTTGACATTGACTAACATTGTCATCGCTTCAATGAAGTACATCGTCTAACCAGGCTGTTTTAGTTGATAATTGTGACTTTATATCGCTGATTGTTGGTACAAACGGAAAAGGAATGAGACAAAAAATAACACTATTTATTCATCGAATTAATGGTAACCACAAATTAATACAGATGCACACCATCCGAACCTAAAGAAAGATAAGCGGAAGGTTTCCTGATAGTGCCGCCAGCACCTGACAATGATCTAGTTAATTCTCACGACTAGCGACTACTAGCACTGTCGGCATATAAAGCTCACCAGGGTATGAGGTCAGATGATGGAGAAAAGAGGCTGAGGTGATAGTTGCCGATGATACAATATCGGCAACGTGCTTTTTCACCCACAATTAACTAACCGCCAGACCAGCAGACATGCCACCACCGGCACAGCAAAATCCATCAGGCTTGCCACATCCCAAGCGCGCGGATCAAAACCGCCCCACCACGGCATATTCATACGCTTGCCATGCCCGAACATTTCAATCCAGCGATATTCTGCCTGGGTGTGTTCACGCGCAATGAAGAACGTACAACCGGCTATAGCACCGTAAGCCCAGTTTCCGGTAAAAAGACCAATCAGTAACTGCGCAGCCACAGCACAAAGCGCATGAAGGAAAGGTGTTATATCCATTACTCCTCCTTTATCCGATATCGCTTCGGGAAGTTGATAACAACTTTAATTCTGACTCAAGTTCATCAACTCTTTCAGTCAGTTTCTGGATATGGTGAATCAGTGGAACAACCAGACGTTCGTACATTACACCTTCGGCAACAAGGCCATTGCTGGAAATAGCTTCAGGAGCATCATTCTCGTTAGCTGGTCGCCAGTGTACAAACTGAGGGGCAATTTCTCCTAATTCCTCGGCAATCAACCCGTAGAATCCCCAGTCACGCCTGTCATTTTCGCATTGCGACCTGTACCACACAGGGCGCATCTTGAAAATGAGATCGGCGTGCTCTGAATCTATCGTCTCTACTGAATGTTTATAGCGAATAGACGATGTTGACCGCAGTACAGACGAAATTGCGGGGTCAGGATTAAGATAAAGGTTTGCCGCCGCTGTAGTCGTGGCCAAATTCCATAAATAAAACGCTTCTCGACCTGTCAGCGGGTAAAAATCACCGCCATAACGACCGCTTTCCAGATCGTTCGCTTCCACTTTGTTTTTCAGCTTATTATCAACTTCAGTTTTTGTGTATCTGGTGCTGATATCCTGCTTTGCACTGGTCATATCAATCTGAAGCGTTGATACTTTTCCGTTAATTGAGGAAATATCTTCCTTAGTTTTACTGACATCTCCCTTTAGCGTGGTGATATCTCCTGGAATTACTGTCGATGTAGCCATTTTTCTTCCTCACATCCAGCCACGAAGTTGATGCTCAACAGCAACCGCGTATTCATCGAATAATGACGATATTTGCGAATCATTAATGATGCGCACGTTTACAAAATATCCGTCTTCCTTAACACATACCGGTTCGCCATCTTCAGTCAGTTCTCCGGTTTCTTTGTACACGTTACCTATCACGTCAATAAGAATATCATCCTGCATCGTCTCGTCGTCATAATAGCCAGTGCTATCCATAAAGGCCGAAAAGTCGGCCCTGTCTGCAAATTTGAGTGTTAAATCTTTCATTTAATACTCTCCCCCATTTGTGCCTCAGTTAATTCTTTATGCCAAATGCGTAAATTTTTCACATGACCGAACAGGTGTCTGTTGCCACTGGATGATTGTCCACCGATATTAATATTACCGGCAGTATAACGTTGCAATGTATGCAGAGACGGGGAGCTGCTACCTAAAATTCCATCAACAACAACCTGCAACTGTTTATCTTCTGTAAACTTAAAGCCAGTAACAAATTTCCTTTTCTCTCTATTCCCATATGCTTTATATTCTGTTTTTGTTCCTTTGCCATTGGTGATAATTAGCCTTTTACCACGAGTGGTAAAACCAAAATACATATAACTTTCATCAGAAACTTCAGTCGTCGCCCCTGTAATTGAGATATTAAGCAAACGCGCAGAGCCTTCTAAATTAGGCATTTCAGAATCCCAATTAACATTAACTTCCATGAGAACACTAATTGGTGGAGTTGCCCAGTTGAAAGGTATAGGTATGATTACCTGGTCACTTGCTCTCGTGGCACCGACCTCTGTTGTGATGATAAAAGATGAGGCGTTTAGTCCCTTTTCGAATTGAGGGGTTGTTAACATTAATTTATCGCCAGACTTGATTGATCGTTGATGTGCTCCAAACTCAAAACGCCCATACATATTTTTGGCTTCTGGTGATTTGTAGGTAAACTCAACACGAATCCATCCATTAGACTCTCTGAATATGTTATAAGTTGCCGCCTCACCTCCAGAATAACTCAACATATCGCCAGTCTCGCAATCAATATATGCGCCAGCGGTCAGTGTGTTACTTGAGCCATCGTCGTTAACATATGATATTCTTGGACGCAACGTGATAATACCATCCCCACTTACTTTTTTAACTCTGCAGGATAAAGTAACTGATTCATTTGCCGAAACTGAAATAACCCTGGTATATCCAGTAGAAATTAATGTCGCCCTTTCAGTTGTGGATGTTTCTTTAACGCCAAACAAACCATAACTGAAACCATACTCATCAACTCCCGTGGTAATAGTTAAGTTAGCAGTGTCATAGTTCCACGATGCTGGTGTATTCGTATAAGAAAAAGTATTCGTTCTCTGACCTTCAATGAGCAGACCATCTTTTTCAAAACGTGGTTCATTTATCACTGATTCAGCAAAACACCCAGACTTATCTATATACGTTGCAGTTGACGCCCTGGTAAATGAAACAACCTTTTCAGACGGCAATGTAATAACATCGTCACCAACTGTGATGCTCTTATACCCAGGAGCAAACCCGGTAATCATATCCAGTGAATCGTTAAACGGTATCCACACATCAGGCAGCGGCTGTAAGACATATTTATACGGCTCTGCTGCCTGGCTTGCATACTCTCTGGCTGCGTCTTCACTTTCTTTAGCTGCCGTCTGGCTTGCAGCGGATGCTTTCGCCGAGTTCGCCGCTGCAGTCTCGCTTGTCTTTGCATTGGTTTCACTGGTTTTTGCTGCTTTTTGGCTGTTGGCTGATGCAGTGGCAGAAGCAGCCGCCGCGCTTGCAGAACCAGCTGCGGCACTCTCGCTTTGGGCTGCTGCATCCTGACTGTTTTTCGCCGCAGTTTCGCTGGCTTTGGCATTTGTTTCGCTGGTCTTCGCTGCCGCCTGGCTGGACTTTGCGTTTGTTTCGCTCGTTTTCGCGGCTTTCTGGCTGTTAGCCGCAGCTGTTGCTGATCCAGCTGCTGAAGTCGCCGAACCAGCTGCAGCATTCTCGCTTTCGGCTGCTGCATCCTGACTGCTTTTCGCCGCAGTTTCACTGGCTTTGGCATTTGTTTCGCTGGTCTTCGCTGCCGTCTGGCTGGACTTTGCGTTGGTTTCGCTCGTCTTTGCGGCTGTCTCGCTGTTTTTCGCGTTGGTTTCTGATTTTTTGGCTGCTGTCGCGGAGTTTGCCGATGCAGTCTGTGAGGTCGCTGCCGCCTGTGCGCTGTTAGCTGCATTCGTTTCTGAGGTTTTCGCCGCATTTTTCGATGATGCCGCTGCAGTTTCGGATTTCTTTGCCGCCGCTGCGCTCTGAGAGGCGGCTTCGGCGTTGCGTGCCGCTTCTTCCACCATTTCCTCAAAACGACGCAATGCCTCAGGCATGACATCATCTTCCGTCATGGCACCGAGAAAATCATTCAGCGTACCTGGTCTGGAACCTTCATAGACGGTAATGATCCCGGCATGTGAAGGCGGAAAACCTTCAACCAGCAGGGTGACGCTGTACTGGCCATACTCAACATCCATGCTGTAACGCCCGGCTTCATCCGGATTTTCAGAGGCTACCGTGTTCACCAGTACCGTGGTGCTGTTACGCTTTGCCTTCAGTTGAATAGTGCAGTTCTGTATTGGTTTTCCCGCACCATCTTTCAGCACACCTGAGATTTTTACTGCTGCCATATCCACTCCACAAAAAAGCCCGCCTGAACCGGCGGGCTGTCATAACACTGTGTTACCTGGCTAATCAGAATTTATAACCGACACCCACGATGAAACCGTCAGTGCGCCAGTCGCCACTGCCGGAACCTTCATAAGCAAGGTCAATGGCCATGGATTCGGTCGGGTTAAACTGCACGCCAGCCCCCCACGCCAGAGACGTGTTGCTGTGGCGACCGCCATCACTTCCGGTCAGCACATCGTGCGTTTTCCCCTTGTTGTCAGTTACGCGGAGATAATCCCCGGAGAACGTCGAAACACGGCTGTAAGCCACACCCGCCATCGCATAAGCACTGAACCATTCATTCACGCGTACAGACGGCCCCGCCATCACGCTGAACCAGCGGTTACGCACTGAATCTTCATGCCAGCGGGTATCGCTGTAACGGGTAATCTGGCGATTCTTGTCTCCTGCATAGCTGAATGACGTCACCAGCCCCAGCGTGTCCGTAAATTCATAACGGTATTTCACGTTAATGCCCTTCAGGTCATCGTTGCCGGGCATATCAGTATGGGACTGAAGATACCCGCCGCTTAGAGTGGACTGATGCTCTGCTGCACTCGCTGGCGTACCAGCGGCGACCAGCCAGACTACTGCAGACAGAATAACAGCACATAATTTACGCATAATTACCTCTCGCTTTTCTGCAATAAAAAAGGCGCCATTTCTGGCGCCCGTATTGGGGTTATAAAATTCAACTGATACTGATACCGGCTGTTGATTTCTTCATCACGACAACAAGAAGGTCGCTGATACTGGTCGTTGGCGTCCAGTTATTAGCACCATATGAAGAAACATTGAAAGTCAGGGTGACATGACCGTGTCCGGCAGGCATATCAATGACGGATGAAAATACCCTGCTGACATCCGTCGCGGGTTGCTGAAAGATTTCCTGTCCGTTCTTCAGCACCTGCAGCTTACAGGTTGAATACCAGTATGACTGTTGGTTGTTGCTGTTGAAGTTTTCATGCTTACCACCGCGAAACAGAACAGGTGGGATTACTATCTGACGGTCAAAAGCCTGGTCATCGTACACCGTGACCGTTATTGTACCGCTGGCATAACTGCTATTTCTCGGAAAGGCTTTTCCCACCGTTTTGACAATATCACCTTCAATCTGGTTGGCAGACAGTTTTCCCAGAATCTGACAGTTCTGGTTAATCGTGACATTATTGAGCGTCCCGGAGTTCGCATTCACGTTACCGCTGATATCGGCATTTTTCGCCGTCAGCCGCCCGTCCGGTGTCAGGGAAAATACCGGAGGATTGCCGCCGCTGGTAATGGTGGGAGCCGTCAGATATTTCAGGAACACTTCATTCATAAATATCTGATCGCCCTGACCAACAAACATCGGCTTTGTGTTGCCATTCGCAGGATTAATCATCGCAATCCTGTCCGCCGCCAGCAGCACCTGACTCTGCATACCGTCAGGGGTGTTCTCAATACCGGCACCAATACCCGCGATATAAAGGCGTCCGTCCTGCATCTGCTGCAGCTTCACAGCCCACATGCTGTTCAGGTTATTATTTGTATCAACCTGAACCTTCTGTATCTGCAGGATTGCCGCACTCTGGTCTTCCAGTTTCTTATTGACGGTCTGCGTGATTTCATTGCTGACATCCGTAATGGACATCCTGATTTCAGCCAGGTCAGGCGCAAGCTGACCATTATCAATCTGCGTCCACAGCTCCTGAGCCAGATGGGTTTTCCCTATCTCTCCTTTGAAAAAATCCAGATAGCCGGATGCATCATCACTCGGCTGGCCAACAGCCTCCACAAATGCCGATTTGCCAACGGTGTTCACACTGCGAACGTAAAAATAATAATCATGGCCCGGTTTGATATTGATACTGGCGGCTATCCAGTACAGCGCCGTGCCAAGATAGCGGGCTGTGGTTTCAACCTGCCTGATATCGGTAATCCGCTTTTCCGAGAACCAGAATTCAAACTGTACCGTCGGGTCATAAACGGCAAGATGCGGCGTTGCGGTTATCTGAAAATAGCCCGGCGTCAGATCAATCCTCGACGGTGCTGCCGGTGCGGCAATCCGGAACGATACCGACGCCGGATCGCCCTGCTGCCCCCACGCATTTACCGCCCGGACTGTCAGCCTGTAGTTCCCCAGCGCCAGTTGCGTGAAGCGGTATGTGGTTTCCGTCGTCCGGGCCGTGCTGACCAGCCGCTCACTGCCGTCGTCCGCTGTTACGGTCAGACGGAGCAGGAAGCTCACGCCCTTCACCACCTTCGGTGTGTCCCATCGCGCCAGCACCTGATATTCCCCGCTGTCTGCAGTGACTTCTGCGGTCAGGTGCTGCACCGCTGGCGGCGTGACACCATTCACCGTGCCACTCTGGTCGCCGTCAAAGTGCGCCCCGTTATCCACGATGGCTTCTTTTTCCGGTACATGCTGCACGGCGGTGATGGCATACGTGCCGTCGTCGTTCTCACGGATACTCACGCAGCGGAACAGGCGCTGGCGCAGCGTCGGCAGCTTCAGCCCCCATACGCTGTATTCAGCAACACCGTCAGGAACACGGCTCACTTTTACCTTCACGCCGTCGGTGACGGACTGAACCTCCACGCTGACCGGATTGCCACTTCCGTCAACCAGGCTTATCAGCGTGGTACCGGAGGATGGCAGCGTGATTTCACGGTCGAGCGTCAGCGTCCGGGTCTGGCTGTTCACCGCCAGCACGCGACCACCGATGCTGATACCGGCATAGTCATCATCACAGATTTCAATGACATCGCCCGGTACATGGCGAAGCCCTTCTGCGCCCACGCTGAAGTCCACGGTCTGTGTCTCCAGCAGCTCCGTTTTAATCAGCCACAGCCCGGCGCGGTGTGCCTGCCCCCGGCTGGTACAGCCAAAGGCATCCATTTTCGTGACGTTACGACCGTAACGGAGAATGGCCTGCGTGTCCTCCACAAGCTCTGTTGCCGTCTCCCAGCCGTTATCCGGGTCAATCCAGTTCACTTCAACGGCATTATGGCGGTCCTTCAGGGCGCTGAAGCTGTAGCGGAACGGCGCACCATCATCCGGCATCACCACATTACTGCGGTTATAGGTCCATACCTTATCCGACGGTCGGTCCTGCACGAACGTCAGCGTCTGCCCGTTCCATACCGGCATACAGCGCATCGCCGAGCAGAAATCACTGAGAACATCCCACGCCTTACGCTGTGTGGTCAGGTAAGCGTTACAGGTGATGCGCGGCTCCGTGCCGCCAAAACCGTCCGGCACCGACTGGTCGCAATACTGGCCGATGACATACAGCGCCCATTTGTCCACATCCGCCGCACCAAGACGTTTCCCCATGCCGTAGCGCGGGTGGGTCAGCATATCCCACAGACACCAGGCCATGTTGTTGCTGTATGCTGGCTTAAACGTTCCGTCCCAGATACCGCTGTATTGCCGCGTCTGCGGGTTATAGTTCGACGGCACCTGCAGAATGCGCCCGCGAAGATGATAATTACGACTCACCTGCTGGCTGCCGAACTGTTCCGAGTCCACCTGCACGCCGACCAGTGCCGTGTTCGGGTAGCACTGTTTCACATCGATGATTTCGGTGTATGACGACCAGAGCGTTTTGTTCTGCAGCTGGTCTGTGGTGCTGTCCGGCGTCATCCTGCGCATCCGGATATTAAACGGGCGCGGCGGCAGGTTACCCACCACCACCGAGGCCAGATACTGCGAGGTGGTTTTGCCCTTAATGGTGATGTCTTTTTCCGTCACCCAGCCACCGTTACGTTGTATCTGAACCAGCAGGCGGACTTCCGACGGATTCCTGTCACCCTTTGAGGTGGTTTCCACCAGTGCCTGCACACCGAAGGTAAAACGCAGACGATCGATGTTTGCAGACGTGATGGTCCGGGTGATCGGCGTGTCATATTTCACTTCCGTACCCAGCACCGTCTCGGAACCGGAGGATTCAAATCCCTCCGGCGGTGCCTGCTCCTGCTCACCTGCCCGGAACACCACCGTGACACCGGAGATGTTGGCATCCCCCTCACTGTCCAGCACCGGTGTACTGTTCAGCAGCACGCTTTTTAATCCATCCACCGGACCTTCAATCGGCCCTTCGCTGATGGCATCAATCACACTCAGTAACTGCGTGGATTTCAGGTTGTCCTTCGCTTCGCGCGGGGTATGCCCCTTACTGCTGCCTTTACCCATTCGTCATGCTCCATAAACGACAAAACCGCCCGCAGGCGGTTTCACATAAAACATTCTGCATCAGCGACCAATCACCACGATTTCACCACCATCCCCTTCGTCTGCCGTGCTGATTTCCTGCGAAATTACCCGTGACCCCACACGCATTTCACCGTACAGAACAGGCAGAACATTGCCCTGGGCAACCATGTTATCCAGTGATGAGAAATAGGTGTTCTGTTTGCCGTTATCTGTACTGGCTGCCGTGGGCGTCCTGGCTTTCGGTGCCAGCATCTGCGCCACACCGCCCAGGATCATACTGGCCCCTGCCGCATACATGCCCGATATAGCCGCGGCACCCAGCCAGCCCACAGGGTTCCACCATGCCACCGCAATCAGCGCCGCCCCCAGCACAGCCTGAAACACACCGCCACTTTTAGCTCCCGCCAGACGCGGCACGATATGGATCACGGCACCATTTGCCAGCGGCTCATTAAGACGGGCAGATAATTCGGTTTCACCTGCATCACGCCCGGCAATGCGCACCTGATACCAGCCGTCATTCAGTTTCTGACGAAACGCCGGGACCTGTGTGGACAGCGCCCGGATGGCTTCAGCCCCCGTTTTTACACGAAGGTCGATGCGGCGGCCAAATCGTTGTAAATCCCCGTAAAGGCAGATGCGTGCCATGCCCGGTGACGCCAGAGGGAGTGTGTGCGTCGCTGCCATTTGTCGGTATACCTCTCTCGTTTGCTCAGTTGTTCAGGAATATGGTGCAGCAGCTCGCCGTCACCACAGTAAATGGCGGCATGATTCGGCACCGATGAACCAAAACAGCACAGCAGCACATCGCCCGGCTGCGCCGCTGACAACGGCACCTGATACAGCCCTGTGGCCTCCAGATTATCCAGATAGAGATTCTGACCGTGACGCCACCAGTCATCCCCGCGATGAAAATCCGGCATCTCAATCCCCGCCAGATGATAAGCATCCCGGAACAGCGTGTAACAGTCCGTCACCCCGTGCTCAAAGCACCGCCCGGTAAGATGTGGCACACAGCGGAACTTGTGAATCGCCCCGCTGCAGACCAGCCACCACGGCAAATCACTCTGCACCTGCAGCCGCCGGTCAGCCTCACTCAGCCAGGGCAGCCCCCCGGGGTGACTGTGGACCAGCGCCACAATCTCACCCTGCGTTTCGGCCTGCAGCCAGTCCTCCGGCGACATCCGGAAATACTCCTCCGGCTCACCGGAGATATTCACGCAGGGAAAATATCTTTCCCCTTCCGGCGTTCTCACCACGAAGCCGCACGACTCCGCTGGCGCACATCGCCGGGCGTGCGCCAGAATCGCTGATTCTGTTTCTGTCATGGGTTTACTGCGAAAGTTTGTTAATGGAAAGGAAGCCGCCAAAGTTGCCGACATTATTGCGGAACTTACAGCCACTCAGGCATTTGCTGCATTTATCCTTCGTGATATCGGACGTTGGCTGGTCATATTCATCCGCGACCGCCGGACCGTTATAACCGCACTCATCACCGCGATAGGTCCAGGTGCAGGTGTTGGCCAGCATGATACGCCCCGGGAAAACGGCACCATCCGTTTCCGTCGGTGTGGACAACACAAAGGAGGCACTGACCGCGCTCAGTTCGCTGCACTGCTCGATGCGCCAGCGGCTGATCACCTCCTGCTCCGGATCGGCGTCGCTGTTTCCGTTGACGAAGTTCACCGCATCCAGAAAACGGGCGTAAACCTTACGCCGGACCACCGTTCCGCCGACCAGACTCTGCAGATCTTCCGCCATCCCGGTGACCATGCCGTGCAGATTAGAGACTTTCAGCGTTGGCCTTGCACTGGCTCCTTTGCCGTTCATCTCAAATCCACTTCCCTGAATGGGATAGGCCTGATACTGCCGCCCCTGCCAGGTGACTGGTTCACCTTTTTCGTTCTGCTCATTACAGAAGAAATAACGCTCTCCGCCGACCTCTGTCAGATCAATTTCCCAGAGCACGACCAGCGCGGATTGCTCCGTTTTAGTACACTCATTGAGTGTTTCCTGCTGTATATCCTGCATCAGTGAGTGACCTCTTCAAAGGTACAGTTAAAATCGGTATACATGGCATTATCCGAAATGCTCCACTCCCTGCAGACAACCCGGACAGTCCTGTTGTGTTTTGGCGGACGCCACAAAAAAGCACGCATCCCGGCATGACGGGATAAAAAACTGTCCAGCGCGGCACGGGAATATTCATCCGTGACACGAAATACCGGTTTAAACGTTTTCAGATCTGCATTCAGACCACCAGCCCGTCGCTGTTCATATCCGTCACCGAACTTTACCGTAATAACAGATGGCTTTCGTGTCGTCTCCATCCCCTCGCGGGGGATCCAGTTAAAAACTTCAGACTCAGGCACTGCATAATCCTCCGTCCCGACGTGATGACTGCATAATTGACACAACCCTGCTGTCGATCAGATCCACCAGCCCCCTGGCTGACTGCGTATCTATCTCGCCATTGCTCCCTTTATTCTGAATACTGATGTGATACACGGGAGAATAAACAAATCCCCCGCCACCATTCACATTGCCAATGGCTCTGACTCCAAGAGAGCCGTCCGCTGCCCGGGTCAGTGGCATGATAGCTTCAGGCCCGGCCTCGCCCATCAGCCCGGCACCTTTCGCAAAAGCAAAATACGTCGGGGTATCCACAATGGTGTTACTGTAAGCACTCAAATTTGCCGATGTATAAACACCACCTTTTGCGTTTGCCACTGCACCGGAAAGCCAGTCGCCGACTGTACCAAGCCATCCTCCGGCACCGGACATGCTTTTGGAAAGTGACTTCAGCCCGTTAACGATGGCAGCGTTCATCAGAATTTTTGAAACTTCCTGGAGAATTGAACTCCCCCAGTTTCGCCAGTCCACAACATTTCCGGCCAGTGCATCGGAAATATTTGATACCAGCCCGTCCATAGTGGAAACGACAGCATCTGCCGCCTGCGAAGCATAATCGGTGGCACTGTCTGCCCAGTTCGTCAGTCCCTCCTGGAGGCCGGCATTCCAGTCACTGCGTAAAGCATCAGCCTTTGCATAATAATCCTGCTGATCGCTGAGACGCTCTTCCAGATATTTTTCATTCAGCGATTTTTCCTGTTTCCACAGGGCTTCTTCAATTTCTCCGGCCTGATACTGTCTCAGTAGCTCGTTATTTTTCTGCTCAAACGCCTGCCGGATACTCCACATTTCCTGGAGTCGTTCACGCATCCGTGAGCCTTCACCATATCCCAGCAACTGCGCGTCGTCAGATGCCCGGGCACTGGCATTACTGTCCGCCAGACTGCTTTCATACGCGGCAAGCTGCTCACGAATCTTTTTCTGGTCGATGAGTGCCGCATTCTGTAAAAGCGTTTTTTTTCTGCGCTTCTGACAGGGTTGATAATTCGCCCTGACTGACCTGATATTTCATCTTAGCCAGTTCAGTATTCTGCCCTGCCAGTGCTATCTGTTCTTTTTGCTGTTTAATCAGCCGTTTATAAATATCTTCTGTTTTTTCCGCTTCGGTCTTTTTATGCGTTTTGGGTTTATTTGCCTGGTTATTTCGCCAGGCATCCAGTGAGTTATTGATATAATTCTGTCTGGCTGTCTGATACGCCTCTCCCACAAAGCCGAGATCATCCGCAGCATAGCCCAGTCGGGCACGCTCACGCGCTTCCCCCTTAAGGCGGGACAGAGCCAGTTCGCGCTTGCTGTTATTCAGTGCGGTCTGCTGTTTATCATCCAGGGTTGCCTGTGGTAGCCGTAACGGTACATTCACCAGCCCCTGTCGCTGCTGAAGTAATTCATTACCAAGCCCAAGAAGGCGATTAAACTCGGTATGCTGCCCATTCATGATCAACAGGGACTGATACGCTTTGTTTTGTTCCGCCGCCTGTTGACGGATCAACGCCACCCGTCGCTCCTCCAGCCCGGCAAGCACATCCTGAATAGATTGCGCTTTGCCCTGCATTTGAGTGAGACGGGATTGTTCAACTGCCAGTTGATTTGTTGCTTCGGCAAGCCCTTTAAGGATGATTTCAGCACCCGAACCACTCTGCGAACTTTCATCAAGCCAACGTTGATAATCAGCAATTTGATTTTTCAGTCCGCGAATTTTTCCTTCCTGTTCGCTAATCAGGCGATTTTGTTCCTCCAGTGCCTGCCGCGTCTTTTCCTCATTATCTGACGCTTCAGGAAGCGACATTGCCGACGTTTTCTGGCGAATTTCGTCGATTGTTGCGGCATACTGACGTGCAGATTCTCTGGCCTGCTCCTGATTCTGATACATCGTGTACCAGGCCGCAGCCCCCAGCATGACAAGCCCCGGCACACCACCAACCAGCCCCAGTGCCCCTCTTAACAGACGACTCCCCACTGACGTGACAGTATTCAGCGTTGTCTGTGCTGCTGTTCTGGCCGCAATATTACGGGTAAGTGACGCCTGAGCAGCTGTCAGCTTCGCTTCTGCGGCTGCCTGCCTTTCAGTACCACGGGTAGCCGCAACCGCCTGTTGCGCACGATAAACCGCCGCACGCGCCCTGGCTGTTGCTATCTGTGTCCCCCGAAGTTGCGCTTCCGCAAGAGCCACTTCGTTTCTGGCTGCAGTAATTAATCCGGCAGTTGCAGATCCAGCAGAAGACGCCATATTGCCAAAATATCGGGCTACCCCGACGGCAACCAGAGCACCGGCAGCGGTTGCCACAGTGTCAATATTGCCTGCAATACCATTCAGCACACCGGAGAGCGTCTTCGTCACTCCGCTTGCCTCGTTCGCACCACCAACCCAGGCCATAAAGGCGTTTTCAACTTTGGTTGCAGAGGATGAAACCGTATCAGGCATTGCCGCATATTCATCACGTAATGCCCCAAGCTGACTAACCAGTGCAGGAACAACCTTATCGGCGGTCAACTTTCCGTTATCCGCCATGGCCTTCAGATCCTTACGGGCAACCCCCATTCCCGCAGCCAGCGCACGAATAACACGATCGCCGTTCTCATTCACCGAGTTAAACTCTTCACCGCGTAGCACTCCCTGCGCCAGTGCCTGACTGAACTGCGTGATCACCGAACTGGCTTCTGCTGTACTGGCACCGGATAATTTCAGGCCCGTGGAGATCGCCTCGGTGACTTTCAGTACCTCCTCAGAACTGTAACCATACTCCCGCATGGAAGCTGCAGAACGTGCAAAAAGGCTGGCGTTATCAGAAAACGCCGTCCCCGTTCTCTGGCTGATCGCCATTAATTCACGCTGTGATGCCTGAAAATCATCACTGGACTGTGAGGCCTGCTTCAGACGGGCATTTACTGAATTCCACTCATCGGCGAGAGAAATAAGATGACCGGTAGCAAAAGCCCCGGCAAATGCCCCCGCCATATTCAGTGCCGAAGATTTAGCTGTATTTATTTGATCCGTCACTTCTGCCAGTGCACGCCGCATTTCACGGGATGCAGCAGCGGACTGCCGGCCTCCGTTCTGCATGGTACGGTAGTAATCCTGCCCCATACGCGAAGCCCGGGAGATCTCTGACTGGAATGACCGGGAATTTGCCGAGATTTTAATAATCAGTTCACGTAATGTCGCCACACTCATTCTCCGGACGAAAAAAAACCGCCGAAGCGGTTATGTTGACTCACTGAGACACTATTAAAAGCGCGTTTTCCAGTCCGGCAAATGGATCTGATACGCCTTCTGTCTGCTCCTTCTCCCACTGAAGAAGCGCATCATTCAGTGGCACTTTGACCCCCTGCGCACCGTAAACAGCTGAAACAATCTGGGCAGCCCGGATATCAGCCCGTTCGTCCCCCAGCGGGCTGAACCTGTCAAATTCTGCCCACATCATGATTTCTGATGCGGACATTTCCCGGCGTAACTCTGACAATGTGCGCCCCATCCTGAGCGCCAGCATCATCAGAAAACGCATCCCCGGAATCGCTACTTTTTTTTAACCTCGCCGGCATCACTGATCAGTTCCAGAGACTGCCGAAGAAGCCGCGCATGCACCGGGCCATACACGGCAATCACCTGTTCACGATCATCCTCTGAAAATACAGGTTGCAGTCCGGTATCACACAGAACATCGATGAACAGTTCAACATCCGCTTCCAGATTTCGGCGGGCGCGCTCCGCAACGGATAGCGGTGTCTCATCATCTTTTGCTTTAACGATCTCCTGCCAGCGCAACCAGGCTTCTGCAGAAGGTTCCCGTAATACAACCGTTGCCCCTTCCCATTCAGGCACATCAACAGTTTTATGGCGAAACCCCGACATCGTTGCCAGTGCCAGATTACGGATATTTTTAGTCATCACATCTATCCTCATTAACTGACGGTTACAGTGCAGGAAGTGGAGGTCACTTTGTTAACCGGGCTTGCTGAATCAGAAATCTCGCAGGTATATGCGCCCGCATCACCGGATACTGCCGATGCCTTACTGAACGTTGCCGCCGTCTGTCCGGAAACAGGAGAACTACCTTTCTTCCAGACATAAGAATAAGGCGGCACACCACCGGCAGCCTCAACCATCATTTCGAGTTTCGCTCCGGCAGAAACCTGCAGCGTGCTGTTTAAATCGACCTTCACTTTCAGTGGCTCTGTCGTCAGCACAGGTTTACCTTTCAGGCGCAGGGAAAACGTTGCAGCCACAACACCGTTGGTTCCTGCAGACCAGGTATGCTGACGCACCTCTGCCATAAAGGTAAATCCGTTTCCTGACGGAAAAATAACTTTAAAGCCATACGTGGTATCATTGTCATAGGCACTGCGCAACGCGTTCTGGGCAGCATTGAGGTAAAAGTTGCCTGACATGGAAATCTCTGACGCGGCACCAAGACCGTTAATATTTTCCTGCTCAACAGAACACAGCGTGGTGACATCAATATCCTGCTTTTGTCCTGCGGTAAACTGCACCTCTTTGATTGTACAGCTCAGGCCAAGATAGCTGGCAGAATCCAGGGTTTCTGCTGTTACCGGTGCAGACGAAATCATAATTTTCGTCAGTTGCGAACGCTCAAAATTAGAGGACATACTCGTCTCCTGAAAATAAAAAACCCGCCAGCGGCGGGTGGGTAAAATCATTAACAACCTCAGGCTATTACCTGAAATTCAAGCGTGGCTCTGCTCAGACGGGAATCAGGATCATAACCCTGAGTTTTAGAAATAACGGAGGGTACAAGTTGCCTTACCGCATCAAGCGCCTGTTCCCGAATATCATCTGCGTCATCAGGTACTGTCGCCCAGACATCGATCTGCACGACAATTCTGGATTCAGCCTGACCATCAAGCACATCAGACGCCGTGTCAGACACCACTGAAAACACCAGCCACGGTGGAGATACCGCAGGCTTTCCCTCCGTCAGCGGGACCACATAAGGATAAACCTGCCCTCCGGCCAGTTGGGACAAAAGAGCATACAGCGTGGCTTCTCTCATTTACTCAGCACCCCATCAATAGCCTGATTCATATGCTTCATGGCAACCTGCGCTGCCAGCTCCTCTGTCGTATCGAAAGCCGGGCGAATGAATGGATGCGCGGGCATGTTTATCGTTCCCAGCTCCACGAAACGCCAGTAAAACGCATTTCGGGGATCGCTGGCTTTCATGCTGTTATCACTGTTTCCGGTTCGCAGGTTCCGTCCACGAATGTGGACACCCGAGATAATTTCCCCCCGACGCTTTGAACGCTGAGTGAGAACAACCACATTTTTCTTCAGTTTCCCGGTTCGCTCCGGCGCACGTTCAACAACTGCATCCCGCATAACCTCTGCACCGGCACGGGAGGCATCGCGAAGCACCTTATTACTCTCTGCTCTGCTGAGAAGTTCCAGATCTCTTGCAATATCCGCCAGGCCAGAAAAATCCAGACTAAAATCCGTCACATTCCACCTCTCTGGCTGCAAAGTATTTCAAGCCTGGAGGATCGTGCGTCTGGGATCGGCGGCCCGTCGATATTCAGAATGGCTCCCTTGAATGCCCCTGTCAGCACTTTCAGACGTGAGGCGGCCGTCACATCGCGCCGGAATCGCATCCAGACTCTTACTGTTGTCTGCGCTGTTTCCGCACCGCCCGATATACGTTCCCGCCCACTGATCCCCTTAACCTCTGCCCATACCGTAGCCCCCTCTTTCAGGGTTTCCTCCAGGTGACCAGAAGGGGTACGGGAGGTCGTAATATTCAGAATAACCACGCGATCACGTAATCTTCCTGCCTGCATGAAATCCTCCTATGTTCCGGGATGAAACCGATACATTCGGAGTCCGGTATAGAAAAAATCAGGCACAGCATCCTGCATTTCCCTGTTCTCGTACCAGTAGCCAACCAGTTGCATAAGACGCAGCTTTATCAGCGGTGTTATTACAAGCCCGGTCGTATCCTGATCAGGAACAGTTTCATCGTGAAGTGTCCGGTTTAAAAACTTTTCAGCCTCTTCTCTGGCTGCTGCCAGATACATCATAAGAAGTGCATTCTCCTGTTCATTGTCATCATCAATCCGGCACTGAACACGAAGCTCTTCCAGAGTAGGCATCATTTGGGCTACCTCTATGAATGCTGTTTTTTAGCCTTATCAGATACCCGTGCAACAGGTGTTCTCTTATCAGAAACAATCCCTGCTGCAGTGGCAATTTCACGTACCCGTTCGGGTAATTCTTTATCTTCATACTCACCAGAACGAATGATCTCAACGCGCATACCGTCCGGTGACCATTTCAGATCTTGTTTCAGGATCATGATTCTTTCACCTGTCAGAACAGGGGCGCAATTCAGCGCCCCTGAGTGATTACGCCGCTGCAATCTTCAGCAGTTTGATGGCCTGCGAATCGACCAGCATGCCGCCGGTGCGCTTGGTGGTATAAAAACCGACAAACGGTTTATTGGTGTACGGATCACGCAGAATGCGGGTACCGATACGGTCAACGATGGTGTAACCCCGCTTGAAGTTACCAAATGCAATAGCTTTCGCATCAGCGGCGATATCCGGCATCTGTTCGTTTTCAGCGATACCGTAACCCGCCAGAGAGGACGGTTGCCCCAGCTCCAGCCCCGGACGCCACAGATAGTTACCCTCGGTGTCTTTCAGCAGACGGATGGCAAACAGGCTGTTGTTGTTCATCATGAACTTCGCGCCAGTGCGGTGTGCCTTACGCAGCGTGTAAATCAGTTTGATAATGGCGTCTGCGGTCACCGTCGTCGCTTCACCGGATACAATATGCTGAAGTTTACCGAACGCACGAACCTTATCGGTTTCATCGGTGGATTCATACGCCAGGAACCCTTTTGGCTTCTTGGTGCCATCACCGGTGGTAAAGGCAATTTCTTCCTGTTCGGCAAATTCGGTCGCCAGCTCGCTGTTGATCCAGGCCTCCACGTTGAAGAAGGCATCATCCAGCATTTTCTGAGTGGCCTGCGGGTTACCGTAGATTTCCCCCATGAAAGGTTCAATCAGTCCCAGTTTTGAGGTGGCAGTCTGGGAGCGCGCGTCAGTCTCGCCAACCCATCCGGAAGCCGTGCCGCCCAGATTCACCAGTTTTTTGTAGTCGGAACCGCCAACGGTGATCACCGTGGCTTCCTGGCGCATCACCACTTCATCTTTCAGCAGGGTGAGAATGTTGCGATCCAGTGCTTCCGGCACGGCATAGCCGCCGTCTTCATCGGTGCCCACCTGTAATGCCTTGCGCTCCAGATCGCGCAGACCATCTTCACGGCCTTTACGCAGGAAGCCCACAAACGCTTCTTTATGCTCGGTGGCCAGTTTATTTTGCGCACCACCTGCCGGACGTTTCAGCTCAAGCAGCTCTTTTTCAAGATCGCTTTTGAGGTTTTCCAGCTCGCTGAGTTTCCCGTTCAGGGTTTCCACCTGCCCGGCAAGTTTGCCTTTTTCCTGCTCAATCGCATCCACGCGCTTGTCGTTCTTTGCTTTGAAGTCGTCAAACTTCTGCTGCAGCTCCTGCGCGACCTGTTCCACATCTTTAATATCAACCGCCATCGTATTTCTCCTGATTAGAAGTTCAGATTTTTCAGTGCATTCAGTGCAGAGCCCACATCCTCAGCGTCGCGCAGGGACAGTGCGCCATAGCCCCCGGCCATGAATGCTTTGGCCTGGGTACGGGAGAGTCCGACATCACGCAGGACTCTTTCGATTTTTTTCTGTTCGGGGATTTCACCGCGGGCCAGCGCGTTCTTGACGTCGCTGATCCGCGCCTCGTCGTTAGACGGGAACGTCACCAGACTGACTTCCCAGAGGTCGATTTCTTTCAGCAGAAAGGCTTCTTTACTCCGGTCGTATTCCCAGTCTTTCAGGACGTACCCAATAGAAAGGCCGGTTAACGAACCGGCCTTCATGTGTGCATGTGCGCGTTTTGCGAGGGGATCATCATCAATGAGCAACCGTCCCCTGACGTAAAGCCCGACATCGTCTTCCTTCATTTCGGTATAAACACCGATGGGTTCATCCATGCGGTGCTGCCAGAGCAGCGCAGGTAACGCTTTTCTGTCACTCCACGCCCGCAGGGAAGCAGCAAATGCCCCGGACATCACCACATCATCGTGGCTGTCCTTTACACCAAAGACGGAGCCATACCCTTCAAACTCACCGGAGTCACTGACAGATTTCAGACTCAGCGGTACATCAAGACGTTGTTTCGTCTGCATTGGCGTTATCCTTCTGCTTACCGGCTTTACTGCCATCGGAGGGTTTCGTGGTCATGTTCATCGGTGTGAGATAGACATCACCACCGGGACGCGGATTCATATCTTCCAGGTCGCGGCAGTCATTGGGAGAGTAAATTCCCCAGTTGATCCCGGTGGCGTAGGCTTCAAAACGGGACTTCATATCCCCGCGCAGTAACGCCCCGGCGTTAAATTTGGCGTAATAAATGCCCTGCTTACTTTTTCGTACCAGTCCGGTGTTGATCCGCTGCTCAATGCGGGTCAGATACGGCACCAGTGAATAGTTGATAAATCCCAGCCCCAGCTCTTCGATATTGTTGAAGGTGGCGCGATCGGTGTTCTGCACCATATGCAATGGCACCCGGAACAGACGACAGATTTCTTCAAGCTGAAACTTGCGGGTTTCCAGGAACTGGCTGTCCTCGGCGTTCAATGCCATCGACTTCCAGTCCAGCCCCATCTCAAGGATCATCGGGCGGTGAGCATTGCCAAGCCCGGTGTGACGCTCCTCAAAATCTTTCTTCAGGCGCTCATAAGCCTGATCCGACAGCGTCTGTTCTGTACGCAACACACCGGACGTCACCGCGCCATTGCTGAACAGTCTGGCACCGTGTTCTTCAGTCGCTGCTGCCAGCGATATTGCCTCGCGGGCATAGGCGATGGGATTCAGTCCCACCAGACCGTCCAGCGTCAGCGTGCGCACATGCCAGATATCCTCCTGGGTCAGCACATCCGTTGAGCCGTCCGGGAATGTGACCTGATAGACCGGCTCCCAGCTACTGTTAAGCTTCGGTACCACACAGCCGGGATCGACGGGCAGCAGTTCAGCCACTTCGCCAAATGCTTTCACTTTGTAGGCGTAAAAGTTGCCCCGCAGGCACAGACAGGTGACCACCAGCTCCCAGAACTCCTGCGGCGTCATATAGCCATTAGGATGCGAGGAGATCAGCTTATGCAGACGTTCGCCAGTGGCTCTCTGCTTCAGACCGCCATTCAGGTGATACAGGTTGCAGGGCAACATCCCGACCGACTCCGCCAGCACCCTGACGCAGGAAAAAACCGCCGTCAGTCGCATGGCCCGCTGACTGCTGATCTGCTTTCCGGTATAGGTGTCGTAGGACAACCCGATAGCATCCGCCAGCTCTGCTGGCGTGGTCACCGGTGCGTCACTTTTTCGTTGAAATAATCCCGAAAAGAACACTATTTACCTCCGCCGACAGACTGCTGTGTACGGTCGAGATATCGCGCCACCAGCCACGACCAGAACAGGCACAACGCCCCGGCAACAACAAAACCCACCGGGGGATAAATCAGCCAGGCACCATACGCCAGCAAAAGCGCCCCCAGCACGCCTACCAGAGGCGCGAGAATCAGCATGATCATAATTACCTCAGTTAAAGCGAGCGGATCCCGTAGGACTCAATGTGGTCAGACAGCGTGTCTTCTTTCTCGTACAGCATGGCTCTGCCAACCGCCATAATCAGCGCAACTGCACCATCGATTTTGTTTTCCGCCTGCTCTTTGACGGGCTTCACCACATCATCGTTACCCGGAATGGTTTTTCCGACCACGTTGCCGATACACCAGGTCATGATGGGATTGCCATCATGATGAAAGCGCCCCGATTCAATTGCCGCTTCCAGCTCTTTCATCGGGTCGGACATGTTGGTGTAGTTCTGAATGATGGTGACGGGGTTCAGGTCTTCATCAGCAAGGTCATGTGACAGCCCGGTCGCCCGAAGGGGTCGATGGGTGACTCGCTGACCGGGCTGATTTTGTTCGCCGCTTTGGCCTCTTCGAGGATGTAGCGATAATCCACCTCTGCACCATCGGTAACGGTCAGAACGCCCATTTCCACCCATTTCTGAAAGCGTTCGGCTGTCCGGCGATCTTCATTTTTCTCGACGCTATACACCGTGTCATACGGTACCCAGAAACGCGGGGCCACACTGTAGTAATGCGTTTTACCGTCAATCTCGCGGGTATAAAGTCGCGCCATGCTGTTCATATCCAGCTTACGCGCCAGGTCAAAGGCCAGAATGCACGGCTGCCCCTCGAATTGCTCAAGAGTCAGTGATTTATCCTCGCAGCTCTGCCAGCTCACCAGGTTGAAATACGCCGAACGCGCCGACACCCAGATATTGAGGTGTTTTGTTTTAAAGACGTTTGCCAGACGGGCGTTATTTTTCGCACGCTGTTGCTGACTTAACAAAAACTCACGGTAAACCGACACCCCGATATTCGGGTTGGCTTTTTCCAGCACCTGTGGGTCGGTCCAGTCGTCACCTTCGTCAACGGTATAGATGATCCCGAACAGTTCATCGTTGGGTACCGAACCGTTGAGCATCTCGATAACTTCCCGCCGTTTGTCGTAGCACGGCCCCTCAATGTTGTACCCGGCGGTAGTGATAGCCCACATCAGTGGCTGACGTCGCGCCCCCATCCCGGTAATCATCGTGGTGTAAAGCGCATCTGTGGCGTGCTCGTGATATTCATCCACCACCGCACAGTGGGGTGATGAACCATCACCGGGGTTACCGATCAGCGGTTCAAACCGCGCCCCATCCTCCGGACGGTTCATGTTTGAGGCGTTAACCTCAATCCCGAACGCTTCCGTCAGCATTGGTGTGCGTTTACACATCAGTCGCGCCGGGCGAAAAACTTCCCACGCCTGTTTCTCTGTCGTGGCACCGGAATACACTTCCGCGCCAAACTCGTTATCACAGGCAAAACAATACAGGGCAACACCGGCAGAGATTGCCGATTTGCCGTTTTTACGGGGAATTTCGGTATACACCTCCCGGAAGCGGCGCAACCGGGTGCCTTTATTGACCCAGCCAAACGCACAGCAGATCACAAATAGCTGCCACGGCTCCAGCGTGATGGGCATCCGTTTAAATGCCCACTCACCCTTGGTGTGCGGCAACAGCTGAATAAATTTGGCGGCCCGTTCAGCCAGGTCCTTGTCGAAGCGGTAACGAAACGACTTACTTTTTTCCGCCATCAGGTCATCAAGATGGCGCTGGCAGGCCTGAATCACAAACTGGCAGGCAACAATCTTTCCGCGCACGACATCCCGGGCATACTGATTTGCAGCATTTACGTTGGGGTAAGATTTCCGGCTCATGATTCGATAATTTTCAGAAACGGGTTAGTGGCTTTCTTCTGCCCCGCCAGGCCAATCAGACGCTGGCGGCTGCTGGGGTCGAGTCCGAGCATTGCCCCCGTACTGCTCATCTCGGACTCCTGTTCTTTTTTGGCGGTCAGCTCCGGATTTTTGACCATGCCGCCCATTGCACCGGTGATGGTGTTGCCCTGTCTGGCAATATTTTTCACAGCACGTCGCCAGAACTCATAGGCTACGCACCACCGCTCAAGCACCGCAAGGTCAGTCACGCACAGCAGGCCCTGACCGCAGAGTTCTTTGGTTGTCAGTTGCCACATGATCGTGGCGAGAGGGAGCTCTTCTTCAGCGAACCACTCCGGTGGCTCAACACCTTTGATGGGCGTAAAAACGGGTTCATCTTTGTTCAGGGCTCGCTTGCCGGGGTTTCCGGCCAGCGCCTTGCGCGCCGTTGGCTTGGGGCGACGCCCGGAACGCCCCGCCGTTCCAGCCATATGCGGCACTCCTGGTTAAATTTCATTTTTCGCGGGTATAAAAAAACGATGGGGCGGGCAGTCCGGAAGACGTCAGGTCACAGGGATTTGACCCGCCCCTCCCCTCAGACAGTTGAGAATTATTATCAATTAAGCCGTTCACGGGCCGTCTTCGCCTTATGACACGGCCAGCACAGGCTCTGCAGATTACTGTCTGAATCTGTGCCGCCATGCGCTTTAGGGATGATGTGGTCAACGGTTTTCGCCTCGCGCACCACACCAGCACGCAGGCACAACTGGCACAGGCCTTTGTCACGCTTCAGCACACGCGCGCGGATACCGTCCCACTTCGAACCATAACCGCGCTGATGACGGGATTGTCCTGGCTTGTATTGCTTCCAGCCTTCGCTTTTGTGGCTTTCGCAATAGCCGGAAGGAGCAGTGGTGGTATGGCGGCAGCCGCGAACACGGCAGGCTCTGGGGATTAAGGCAGGCATGATAAATCGACTCGTTTAACTCTTCTGTGTCTACAACGCAAATCACAAACTCCGCATTCTTCCCTCCATTAAAACTGAATATTGAAGAGGGATTATGAAAAAAGATCATTTAATCAATCTGATAATCAATATCTTACTTAAGATGATAATAAAGCTTTGCGCAAATTGGATATTGGAACACTTCCACATATGGTTGAACCATCTGCTGTCTTACATGAGCTGACACTGTTCATCCGCACACGAGTGGTGTGGTAGGCATATTGATTCGAGCGTTTATGAATGCAGCCCGGGTATTGTGAGCTGCAGCTGGGTAGCCAGGCTACTAATTTCGGCCATCAGAACTGGCTTGGTGTAACGCCATGCAGCCAGGCCCTGCCCGCAGAAGCTCGCCATATCTTTCTTCTGATCAAACTCGTGACACTTCATATTGAGCTGTGCACTTAAGCTGCTGCGATGCTGAAGCTCTCCGGTGAAGTAGTCATCGAGGACTTTATAGGCTGCATATTTAAACCCAGGGTTTAGCCATGCCGCGTAATCATAAGCAACAAACTTTCCTCCATATGTTCCACCGTGTACACCGCGCTCCGTAAAAACCACAGATTCGTGGTTTTTCTCCAGCTCGGCTAAGAACTCTTTGGTCTGCTTGTTTCGCAGGTAGTGGTACGGAGATTCAGATTCACTTTTACCACTGGCTTTCCACATGTCAGTGAGGCAGATCATTCCTGATTCATCAACACGGATCGAATATTAAAAAGCGTGATTGCTTTCATAGCGTTTTTACCTTTTAGAAAATTGAGCCTGTCCCACAGAAAAGCCGCCCCGAGATGGTCGCCACCATATACGGCAGTTCTCAGGCTCAACTTTCTGAAAGGCTCGGGTGATAATATGCGCGTGGGAGGCGCGGTGAATTTCAGATGTCAAAAAGCCAGCGATTAATCTGGCTCTGTTAATTCAAACACTGCGTTCTGATGTACTCCTGCAAGTAGTTAACCTGCGCGGTTATCCTGTCGATTCCACTTCGGAGACGGTAATAATTGAGTTCAGCATCTGCTGTAAGTCTTGGGCTTTCTCCATCGCCCATGCCGCTGGCTCCGGTCGTTGACTTTGCACAGGTGGCGGCGACTTGCAGGCGCTTACGACCAGCAGAAACATCAGCACGGAGACTTTCGATAGTCGCGTTAGCATCAGCAAGCTCCTTTGTGTATCTGGCGTCGAGTTCTGCTACATCACGTTGACGCTTCTGCATGTCAGCGATGATGTACGTGGCTTTATCGCGCTGGTCTTTGTAGGCGATGGCGTTATCACGGTAATGATTAACAGCCCATGACAGGCAGACGATGATGCAGATAACCAGAACAGAGATAATCGCGGTTACCCTGCTCATTGTTGCCCCCACAAACAGACCTCACGCTCAATCTCACGACGAGTCATCAGGCCTTTCCATTGCTTACCGCCAGCGTATGTCCAGCGACGTAGCTGGTCACATGCGCCCTTGATATCGCCCTGGTTTATTTTGCGAAGAAGAGTAGATGTTCTGAAATTGCCTGCGCCCACGTTATAGACGAACGAGTAAAGAGCGCCGCGCGTTGTTTCCGGTATATCGACTTTGATGTACGGGTTAATTTGTCTGGCGACAGTGGCAAGGTCTTTATTCAGGAGGGCTTTGCATTCTGCTTCGGTATACGTTTTACCGAGCATAATGTCTTTTCCGGTGTGCCCGTAACATACAGTCCATACACCAACGATATCTTTATATGGTATGTAGCTGACGCCTTCCAGACCATCGTTACCACTTGGGCCAGTGATTAACACAGATGCTATAGCAATAGCCCCGCCACCAATAGCCGCAGCAACGGCTTTTCGTAATGATGGAGGCATTATTCACCTCTCGCAGCCTTTCTTCTGTCTTCTCTGATTTTGAAGTACAGATTTGTCAGATAGGTGAGAAAGCCCAACACAAGGCTTCCAAGCACTCCAATCGCAGCCCACTGTGATGGACTGACCTGATCCAACCACTGCAAAAACCAGTATCCCGCACTACCAGCGGATGTTCCGTAGGCAATGCCAGTTGAGATTTTGTCCATTGATTTCATAGCAACGCCTCCGCAAGTAACGGATTGCGTAGTTCTTATATTGGGAAGGGAGGAAAGAAGGCCGCAGCGTAACTATCACTGATGAGTTCAGGATAGCCAGTGGCTACGGCTCAGTTTGGGTTGTGCTGTTACTGGGCGGCGATGACGCCTGTACGCATTTGGTGATCCGGTTCTGCTTCCGGCATTCGCTTAATTCAGCACAACGGAAAGAGCACTCAATGCATTTAAACCAAGCCCCATAAAGGAGAATGCTCTTACCTGTTGCACAGATATAAAAAATCCCGAAACCGTTATGCAGGCTCTAACTATTACCTGCGAACTGTTTCGGGATTGCATTTTGCAGACCTCTCAGCCTGCGATGGTTGGAGTTCCAGACGATACGTCGAAGTGACCAACTAGGCGGAATCGGTAGTAAGCGCCGCCTCTTTTTATCTCACTACCACAACGAGCGAATTAACCCATCGTTGGGTCAAATTTACCCAACTTTATTCAAAAAGTCAATATCATGCCGTTAATATGTTGCTATCCGTGGCAATCATGCTGCTAACGTGTGACCGCATTCAAAATGTTGTCTGCGATTGACTCTTCTTTGTGGCATTGCACCACCAGAGCGTCATACAGCGGCTTAACAGTGCGTGACCAGGTGGGTTGAGTAAGGTTTGGGATTAGCATCGTTACAGCGCGATATGCGGCGCTTGCTGGCATTCTTGAATAGCCGACACCTTTGCATCTTCCGCACTCTTTCTCAACAACTCTCCCCCACTGCTCTGTTTTGGCTATATCAACCGCACGGCCTGTACCGTGGCAATCTCTGCATCTTGCGCCCGGCGTCGCGGCACTACGGCAATAATCCGCATAAGCGAATGTTGCGAGCACTTGCAGTACCTTTGCCTTAGTATTTCCTTCAAGCTTTGCCACACCACGGTATTTCCCCGATACCTTGTGTGCAAATTGCATCAGATAGTTGATAGCCTTTTGTTTGTCGTTCTGGCTGAGTTCATGCTTACCGCAGAATGCAGCCATTCCGAATCCGGCTTGTGATTGCGCCATCCCCATAGCAGCCATCACATCAGTACCGGAAAGAGAGTCAGAAGCCGTAGCCCGTGGTGAGTCGCTCATCATCGGGCTTTTTGGCGAATGAAATTTAGCTACGCTTTCGAGTCTCATGCGCCTTCTCCCTGTACCTGAATCAATGTGAGATTTCCGCAGAACACTGCCCCAGTATCGATATACATCTGGTTGGCAAATTTGAGTGGTTTCACTGCTGGCGTATGACCAAAGATAAACGTGTCCGCGCCTTTAATTTCTTTCACGATCCCGTCTTGTGAGTTGCTGATTCGTTCGCGGTTCCAGATTACCTGCTGATGATCAACTGGCTTTCCGAACTCGTATTCATCACAAGGATAATCGGCGTGGCAGATGACATATTTTTTATCTTTGCTCACCAGTTCGATGATTAACGGAAGTTCTTCTGCTTTATGGGCAAGAGCTTTAGCCAGAATTTCTTTGTCGTAATCGAGATTAAAGAACCAGCCACCGCCATTAAGCAGCCAGTGATTGACGTTTCCACGCTCTGATAAGCCATCAATCATCATGTGCTCATGGTTTCCACGTACAGCTCTGAACCAGGGGAATGTGATTAATTCCAGGCATTCAACGTTCTCTGCACCACGATCAACCAAATCGCCAACCGAGATAAGCAGGTCTTTTTTGGTGTCGAATCCAATCGTATCCAGTTTGTTCATCAGGTTCGTGTAGCATCCGTGCAGGTCGCCAGCTACCCAAATATTTCGGTATTTGCTGCCATCAATTCTTTCGTAGATATTCATGCTGCCTCACTTCTGCTGTTTCGCAGATTTTTAAGTTTCTGCTGATACTCCGCCTTGATGGCCCTGCACTCTTCGACAGTCCAGCGATGGCGGTTATGGTTTGATTCGATTTCGTCTACTGCTTCCTGCCCGATGCGATTAATCAGTTCGACGCGATACGGAACGAGATTTCCGCTTTTGTGCTGGTTGCACACCACGCATTGCTTGTGAATATTGCGTTCATCAAATCGGAGTTGAGGTGCCGCAGCAGTTGTCCGGTAATGTCCGGCATCCCACTGAGCAGACGTGAGCGTTCCGCACGAGATACATGGTAAGTCGCGGTCTCTTTCTCTGATGAAGGCGTTTACGGCTTGTTGGGCTTGTTTAATCCAGTAACTGCGGGGCTTTAAGGCGAGTTTTCGAATCTTAAGTTTATCTTTCTGTTTCTGCTCCTCTCGTCGTCGTTTCTTCTCTGCTGCTTTTTCCGCTTTTTCGCGTTCTTTGCTTCGTCGTTCGAGTGCTATCTTTGTTCCACACTCTGGAGAGCACCACCACTGATTAGCGAATGCAGGGTGAAACCATTTCCGACATTCATCGTTTTTACATCGTCTTCGCGCTGGTTTAGCCATCGTCTTCTTCCTCGTACATTGAGCTATTCGGATCGCTCATCAGTTCTGCGCAGCAGTGCTCACACACGTGAACTTCAAGCACATGCAGCTTCTGACCGCAGTTAGCGCACGTTAAAGCCCGCTCGACGCTTTCTTTCTGGTATTGAAGGGATTGGGATGGGCTAAGCATTATTGGATTCTCTGCATCATGAGAAAGACAATCATGGCGGCGCGGAGGGGATTTTCATGTATAGCTCGCTTAGATTTACAGTAGGCCACACCGCGTGCACCCCACTCGTCTTCATCGAGATTGATAATGCTAATCCTGTATTTTTCAATAATCGGCCATGCGTCTGCTGGGTTTACGCATGGGTTAAATGATCCGCGCTCAACTTCTACTTCAACTGCGTCTCCGTTTACAATGTCTCCCTCAAATGAGACAAACACCATATCGCCATTCTCACCTTCTTTGTAATCCGGTGATCCGTTATGAATGGATTCGAATACCGCCACGTTAATTTCAAAATCACTTAACTGTGAATAATCCATTGTCATTTCCTCGCGCGTTCTCTAAGCCACCGGATATCCCACAGGTGAGCCGTGTAATTGAAGGTTTTTACGTCAGATTCTTTTGGGATTGGCTTGCGTTTATTTCTGGAGCGTTTCGTTGGAAGGTATTTGCAGTTTTCGCAGATTATGTCGGTGATACTTCGTCGCTGTCTCGCCACACGTCCTCCTTTTCCTGCGGTAGTGGTAACACCCCTGTTGGTGTTCTTTCACACCGGAGACACCATCGATTCCAGTAAGGTTGATTTGGTCGGAAGCGGTTATCGTCTTTGCATTCACCGCACCGATAACATCGCATCATGCAGCTTCCCTCCCGAAGTCGAAATAAAGCTGCCCTCCAAATATTTCGCATGACTCAGAACAAGAGCCGGTATCGAATCTTTTAGCTCGTACCATGTCCTGATACAGGGCTTGATAATCATTTTCTGAATACATTTTCGCGATACCATCCAGCGACATTCTTCCTCGGTACATAATCTCCTTTGGTGTTTCCCGATGTCCGTCACGCACATGCGATCCCGTGATGACCTCATTAAAAACACGCTGCAATCCCTCCTCATCTTTGCAGGCAAGTCCGATTTTTTGCGTTGATTTTTTAATGCAGAATATGCAGTTACCGAGATGTTCCGGTATTTGCAAATCGAATGGTTGTTGCTTCCACCATGCGAGGATATCTTCCTTCTCAAAGTCTGACAGTTCAGCAAGATATCTGATTCCAGGCTTTGGCTTTAGCCGCTTCGGTTCATCAGCTCTGATTCCAATCCACGTGGTGTAATTCCCTCGCCCGAAATGGTCATCACAGTATTTGGTGAAGGGAACGAGTTTTAATCTGTCAGTGCAGAACGCGCCGCCGACGTATGGAGTGCCATATTTCTTTACCATATCGATAAATGGCTTCAGAACAGGCATTTTCGTCTGAATATCCTTTGGTTCCCATACCGTATAACCATTTGGCTGTCCAGGCTCTGGATTGATATCAACCTGCAATACGGTGAGCGGTATATCCCAGAACTTCACAACTTCCCTGACAAACCGATATGTCATTGGATGTTCACAACCTGTATCCATGAAAACGTAATGCACGTCTTCACCTGCCTGTCGCTTTTGCTCCATTAGCCAGAGCAAATATGCTGACGTCCTGCCACCGGAGAAACTAACGACATTTATCATGCAGCCCTGTCTCCCCATCTTGCTTTCCACTCCAGAGCCAGTCGCGCTTCGTCTGACCACTTAACGCCACGCTCTGTACCAAATGCCTGTATAAGCTCTAATAGCTCCGCAAATTCGCTTACACGCATCCTGCTGGTTGACTGGCCTATTACCACAAAGCCATTCCCGGCAAGGTTAGGAACAACGTCCTGCTGCTTTAATGCTGCTGTAAAAACGCACTTCCAGCTTTCTGTATCCAGCCAGCGACCATGCCATTCAACCTGACGCGAGACGTCACCAAGGCAAGCCCAAAGTTTCCGATTTTGGTCTAAGCTGCGGTTACGTTCCTGAATGGTTACTACGATTGGTTTGGTTGGGTCTGGAAGGATTTGCTGTACTGCGTGAATAGCGTTTTGCTGATGTGCTGGAGATCGAATTTCAAAGGTCAGTTTTTTCATGACTTCCCTCTCCCCCAAATAAAAAGGCCTGCGATTACCAGCAGGCCTGTTATTAGCTCAGTGATGTAGATGGTCATACGTCAGCCCCTTGTGCATATCGTCTGCCACGTGCAGCAGGTGCATTTGATGCTGTGCAAATCTGTCTGGCTTCATCCTGGTCACATGCAACAAAGTGTCCGTTGCAGAACCGCTGGTAAACCGTACCAAGTGAGCCAAAACGGTTTTTCGTCACGATGATTTCAGCAAATGGCGCGGCGCTACTGTTCTCGTCATATACTGCTTCCCGATAGAGCATGATGATTGAGTCTGCGTCCTGTTCAATGCTTCCTGAATCACGCAAATCTGCGTTTGTCGGGCGTTTGTTTGGTCGCTTCTCAACATCGCGCGAAAGCTGACTCAGGGAGATAACAGGCGTTTTCAGGTCTTTCGCCATCGCCTTAAGGCTTCCTGAGATGTGAGCAATTGCGAGGTCGTTGCGGTCTGCTTTCGGCTTCTCAATCAGGCCAAGATAATCCACCATGATTAGTGACAGGTTTGGATTTTCCTGTTTGTGCCGTTCTGCGATTGAGCGTATTTCTTCGACCGATAACCGCGAGGCATCGACCACCCATACATCCAAATCTGCAAGCTGACTCATGCCGTTAGCAACGCGCGCCCAGCCTTCGTCATCCATCGATGCAGGATTTCGCAGCACGCTAACCGACATCCTCCCGGCGTTGGCGATGCTTCGCTCTGCAATCTGCAATGCGCTCATTTCCATCGAGAAAATCAACACTCCGCGCCGGACGTCAGAACCAGGAATAACGCGGCTTGCAACGCCTTCGGCAATCTTCAGCGCCAGTTCGGTTTTCCCCATACCAGGACGAGCAGCGATTATCACCAGGTCTTCTGCGTTCATCCCTCCGGTGATGGCATCAAGTTCTTCGATTCCGGTCTTCAGGGTATCTGACTCTTCTCCGTTCCTCAGACGCCTGTCAAGCGTGTCAGTGTAGTCAGTGATGATTTCCCCTAACCGCACCGGTTTAACCTCGTCACGGGGCTTTCTGATGGCTGAAAGACGCTTTACAAGTTCATCCATCGCCTGACTCGATGCGTCGATGGTTCCGCTCTGAATTGGTTCACGCATTTCATCCATGATTTCCAGCACCAGACGGCGGTGATAGTTATCCGCGACCATTCCGGCATATCCCTTCAGGTTTGCGGCACTCGGGCAGTTTTTGCTGGTCATCAGGATTGACGTGAAATGCTCCTCTCCGCATTCCTCAGCAACCATCAGCGCGTCGATTAGGTTTCTGTTTCTCGCCTGCTTGCGGATAACCTCGAAGGCTTTCCGGTAGAGCGGAATTGAAAACGCTTCCGGCTCAAGCGTTGCCAGAACGTCACTGGCGGTTGGAGTTAATCCACCAATCAGCAGGCCACCGATAACGCTCGCTTCGATATCCTGTCTCATGCAATCCCCCTGTCTGCAAACTTCCCTTCCCGAACTCCCGTTAACGAGTCTTCCCTCAACAGGTAATCAAAATCAGCCGTCCAGCCCGTGTCGTTGTCTCCGAAGTAAAACGGCTTGGCCTGATGCACAAACGCCCTGACATACGCTCTGAAACCGTCTACGTTTGGCGTTTTCAGTTGTGGGATGATTTTCTTCAGGCGGCGTTTTCGTTTCTCGTTGACCGCAACAGCGTGTGGAAGTCTGTCACCGACTTCGGTGTTGTAGGCGTTCAGGAAGGATTCGTAGTCGATTCGTTCTGCCTTGCGACGTTCAGGTTTAACCTGCCCATCGCCGCCCCCGTTAGGGGGTAAGGGGGTATTTGTATTTATTGTCTTTTGTATATTGTCTTTTGTGTTTAGCTGACTTGGCTTATACCCATTAGCCGACTCGGCTAATGTTTTATTAGCTGTTTTAGCTAATGTTAAGCTGTCCTGGCTAATCCACTGAGAAACCACCTTGTTCACTCCTATTTTCACGCCATCAGCAATGAGGAATTTACGCTCAATAAGCTGGCGCTTGGCAGCGCAAACATGAGTGTGATGAATACCTGTCATGGCTGCTATCTGCGTATTTGTGAGTCGATCCATCGGCTTATTGAATCCGTATGTCTTGCGCATGATAGCGAGCATCACCTTCAACTGCCGGACGGTTAAATCAGCCATCAGCAGACTGTCGGTAATCTCGTTAGCAACGCGCATGAAACCATCTTCGGTATCTGCCACGCGATGCTCCACGACCTCCAGTTGAGGCCTGTAATCAGCTAACTTAACGACGCCCATGTTTCACTCCTGCTTTGGCTAGTCTGTAAACACCAACAAGGCGCTCTGCGAACGCCCTGTTATTTGCTGCGGCTACCACTAATCCCTCAGGTGAATCAGGGTGTCGAATCTCTTCTTTTTCCTGGTATTTCTTACGACGTTTTGTCATAATTACTCCTGTGGATTGATCCAGTAATTCCCTCAGAATTTCATATCAATTTGCTTAGAGTCCCCGGCGGCCACCGGGGATTTTTTCTTTGTGATTCCATCAAGCGCATACTTAAAAGCCCTGCTAATCGGACTGATGTCTGATGCCATTCCGAAAGCACACAAGACCGAAGCAATAAATCTCCAGTCCGTTCTGCTTATCTTCGATTCATGACAGCCAATCATCTTTGCCAGACCGCGCTGTGTAAGCGTTGACAGGTTGATGAGTAAATCTGTTTCTGCGCGATCAACGTCGCGCTGTGATAGTTTGCTGTAACTTGTTCGTTCCATTTCTTAAGATTTCCAATAGTGAATAGTTAGTTGAAAGGTATGCGTTGAAACGCATATGGCCTTAGTTGGTCAGATATCTTGGGACTCGCTTTTCAGCGACGTAGGACGAATGTCCGTTGTTACAAAGAGCGGGGTTACTTATGCTGTTGTTTTTTTGTTACTCGGGAAGGGTTTTACTTCTTCCGCATAAACGCTTCCATCAGCGTTTATAGTTAAAAAAATCTTTCGGCCTGCATGAATGGCCTTGTTGATCGCACTTTGATACACGCCAAGATCTTTAGCCGTCTTGGTTTGACCAAAGCGCATTGCATAATCTTTCAGGGTTATGCGTTGTTCCATACAACCTCCTTAGTACATACAGTCATTATCACCGCCAGAGGTAAAAGAGTCAACATCTGCGGTGTTAGATATTTATCCCCTGCGGTGATAGATTTAACGTATGAGCGCAAAAAAGAAACCGTTAACACGAGAGCAGCTTGAGGACGCACGTCGCCTTAAAGCCATTTATGAAAAAAAGAAAAATGAACTTGGCTTATCTCAGGAATCTGTTGCAGACAAGATGGGGATGGGGCAATCAGGTGTTGGTGCTTTATTTAATGGCATCAATGCATTAAATGCTTCTAACGCCGCATTGCTTGCAAAAATACTCAACGTTAGCGTTGAAGAGTTTAGCCCTTCAATCGCCAAAGAAATTTACGAGATGTATGAAGCGGTTAGTATGCAGCCGTCACTTAGAAGTGAGTATGAGTACCCTGTTTTTTCTCACGTTCAGGCCGGTATGTTCTCTCCAGAACTTAGAGCCTTTACCAAAGGAGATGCGGAGAGATGGGTAAGCACAACCAAAAAAGCCAGTGACTCTGCATTCTGGCTTGAGGTTGAAGGCAATTCTATGACGGCCCCGGCTGGTTCTAAACCCAGCTTCCCTGATGGGATGTTAATTTTGGTTGACCCTGAACAGGCTGTTGAACCAGGTGATTTCTGCATAGCTCGACTTGGCGGTGATGAATTTACATTCAAGAAATTGATAAAAGACAGTGGACAGATATTTTTACAACCATTGAACCCACAGTTTCCGATAATTCCATGCAATGAGAGCTGTGTCGTTGTGGGAAGGGTTATCGCCAGTCAATGGCCTGAAGAGACGTTTGGGTGACACGAAATAAACGTCCGACAAGCACAGCAGCCAATACCTAAAAAAAATATTTTGCCGAATATTCAGTTCGTTATAAAGGTTAAGCATTGAGTATACCAACTGTCTCTCTATGGAATGAGATGGGGTTAATCCCCCCAATAGACGAGGCTGATCCTACAAGCCATACTCGTTCCCCATACAAAATGGATATAGTACGCTTTGTTAGTACTTTTTCGCTTAGCCCTGCAAGGATTAAAATCCTTAAGGGTTTTCTTAATTTTCGTGTTTCACTCACTCAAGCAGGGCTGGTTGAAGGTTTTCAGTGGGTAGATGGAAGCTTCACAGAACATATTGAACTTATTGAAAAAAGGCCACCGAATGATGTCGATGTTGTGACCTTTTTTCAATTCAGTAATGGCGATAATGATGCAATCGTAATCGGTAGAAAGCCAGAGCTATTTGATCATGATTTTGTTAAGAAGGAGTTTTTCGTAGATTCCTACTTCCAAGAACTTAATCTACCAAGTCATGAGCTTGTTGAAATGACTGTATATTGGTACAGTATGTGGGCACATAGACGCGATCTGTCGTGGAAGGGATTTATCCAAATCCCGTTAAACCCACAACTTGATGTTGTGGCAATGACTATACTTAATTCGGCTGCTACTGAGGGGGTCAAACAATGAATCGTAATGATTATGTTTTCGCTCTCAGTGAGCGCGAGCAAATAAGTAATCTATTAAAAAATATGCCAACAAGTCATTCTATTAGCCGAAAAAGCTTAGAAGACCGTCTGGAGAAAGTTGAGCGATTAATTTCACAAGCTGACGTTCGAGAACATGAACCTACGCATGCTGTGTTAACTTTTAGAGGCCCAACAGTAGTTGGCACGCATGGCATTTCAGCAGTATTTGGAACAAAAGCTATATCTTGTTTTAATGATGCAATAGCTTACTTGGCAACCTCTTTCAATGGCCCACTTCCTGCATCAGGCAAGATACCAAACATAGAAAATAATCATCTCATGATTACCGCGTCAGCCCGTGGTTCTTTCGGATTCGTACTTGAAGAGTTTAGACCTGATGCTCCTCTTGAATTCGATGAAGAAACCCCAGTAGCAAAAGCTATTAATAAGGCCAGAAAAATATTTCAGGCAAGCTTGGATAATGATGATGAAGAATTGTCTGATGCTATAGAAAACTTAGACTCTCGGGCCTTAGATAAAATCAGAGCGTTCATTCATTATCTGCATGAAAATAAAACAGTTTTTACACTTAAAAGCCAAGGTTTTAGCATCGTTTTTAGAGAGCCAAAACAGCTTGAAGCTGTATATCAACATCTCAGCAATGATAATATTCAGCAGGAAAAAATTATTGAGAACGTTATATTTTTGGGAACTCTTCCTAACAAGCGCCAATGTGAATTTATAGTTTTAGGTAACACTGATATCAGAACCGCTAGCATTGACAAAGCTGTAGATGACCCAGATATTATAAACAAGCACTTAGGAAGCGTTGCAACAGCCACGTTCCTGAAAAAAAACTGTTGGTAAGGGCAAACCCAGATACACTCTGGTTTCTCGACCTCAATGGGATATTAAATCTATCGATTAGAATGAGCCCCTTCAACCCGGCCTCCGCGCCGGGTTTTCTTTTACCATCACCCCGTCAAAAACACACCTAACGAATTGTATTTATTGAATAAATATAAATCACACTTATCACATTGCGCAATTCAGCTCCTACACATCCAGACTAGCTCTGCAAAACTTTAAAAAATAAATCAATAGTAAAAACATGCACATAACCATTTGCGGTAATATTTTATCTCTAGCGGTGTTGACGAAAATACCTCCAGCGGTGATACTAAACACATCAGCAGGACGCTGGAAGCCAAATGGAACAGACTGGCAGGCTCTTTAAACAACGTCGACTCTCGACTACGTGGCTGAAAAGCCAGATCACCCAACCACATAAGCTGTGGGATGCAATGCCGAAGCAACCGTCTCAGGAGGAGCTTCGAGATTGCATCGCCAAAGTTTATTCGGGAGGAATCTATGTCCAGAAAAACAGAATTTAAAGGCACCGCAGCTTCTCGCCGTAGAGCACGTCGCGCAAATCTGCAAAGTCAGGAGGCGATCAGCTCCGACAAGCTACACAGGCCAACCCCTTCACGAGTGGTCTTGCAATGCAAGCGCAAACCAGCAATGAGAGCAGAAGTTATAACTCTGACAACGTTGACCAGAAAATATGAAGGTTCAACTTGTCTTCCGAACGTAGCTCTTTACGCGGCAGGCTACCGGAAATCAAAACAACTGACAGCGAGGTAACCTGCACTGTTCGCCAGAAAATGAAATTAGGCAGCAAACCACTTATTTGAGGTGATATATGGAAGAAGAATTTGAAGAGTTCGAAGAGCATCCGCAGGATGTGATGGAACAATACCAGGACTACCCTTATGACTACGACTATTGATAAGAATCAATGGTGTGGACAATTCAAGCGATGCAATGGATGCAAGCTGCAATCGGAATGCATGGTTAAGCCTGAAGAAATGTTTCCTGTAATGGAAGATGGGAAATATGTCGATAAATGAGCAATACGAACGACGGCAATGATTGCCAGAGAACTTGGTAAACAGAACAACAAGGCTGCCTGATGGTGGCCTTTATTTTTGGCATAAACAACAGAATAAACACAGCACTGTGTATTCATTCCAACGAGTGAATACACGGAGCAATGTCGCTCGTAACTAAACAGGAGCCGACTTGTTCTGATTATTGGAAATCTTCTTTGCCCTCCAATGTGAGGGCGATTTTTTATCTATGAGGATATGAATAGATGTCAAACATCAAAAAAATACATCATTGATTACGACTGGAAAGCATCAATAGAAATTGAAATCGACCATGACGTAATGACAGAGGAAAAACTTCACCAGATTAATAATTTCTGGTCAGACTCTGAATACCGACTCAATAAACACGGCGCTGTATTAAATGCTGTATTAATCATGCTGGCGCAACATGCTCTGCTTATAGCAATTTCGAAAGACTTAAATGCATATGGTGTTGTTTGTGAGTTCGACTGGGATGATGGAAATGGTCAGGAAGGATGGCCTCCAATGGATGGTAGTGAAGGAATAAGAATTACCGATATCGATACATCAGGAATATTTGATTCAGATGATATGACTATCAAAGCCGCCTGAGCGCGGCTTTACCGCATACCAACAATGCTTCACGAGAGGCATTTTCGTTATGCAATCAAATATAAGGAGTTACCCATGATGCACTTTCAGCTCGCGGGTAGCGGCGTCATGTCCGCTTTCTACCCGCACGAATCTGAATTATCACGCCGAGTTAAACAATTAATCAGAGCAGCAAAGAAACAACTGGAGGCGTTATGCGCAATGAAATAGCCATTAATCACCAGATGCTTCGTGCTGCACAGAACAAGGCAGTAATAGCCCGATTTATTGGTGATTCAAAAATGTGGCTTGAAGCAAATAAAGCGATGAAATCAGCTATCAACCTTCCGTGGTATCGCAGGAAATGAGTTTTACAGATAACTGGTCAGACGAAGAATTCATTCGTCAGATGAAAGAATTAATCGGTAACGAAGGAGATATTCATGTCACTTGCAACCACAGTGAAGGAGAGCAAGTTACAGAGACGCATGTACACGCAGAAAGCTCTCTGGTATCGCCATAATGGCGACCGCGAAGGAATGCGGGTATGCCTTAATTTGTCCCGAGTCGAAGTATTAAATCAGCGTTATTTCATTGGGCCATGTCCATTCTGAGGTGAATTATGGATTTGAATAAATTCGATGAGCCATTCAGCCCTGAAGATATCGAATGGCGAATACAGCAAAGCGGTAAAACACGCGATGGCAAAGTGTGGGCTATGGTGCTGGCTTATGTCACGAACCGGGCAATCATGAAACGCCTGGACGATGTTTGCGGCAAAGCAGGATGGCGCAATGAATACCGCGATATTCCCAACAACGGCGGAGTTGAATGCGGCATATCAATCAAGATTGATTCCGAATGGGTAACTAAATGGGATGCTGCTGAAAACACGCAGGTAGAAGCCGTCAAAGGTGGTCGTTCCGGTGCAATGAAGCGTGCTGCCGTTCAGTGGGGAATCGGTCGGTATCTGTATAACCTTGAGGAAGGTTTCGCACAAACATCTCTCGATAAAAAGCAGGGATGGCACAGGGCAAAACTGAAGGATGGAACAGGATTTTACTGGCTCCCTCCATCGCTGCCGGGATGGGCAATCCCAGCATCAGATAACAAACCATCACCAGAAAATACCAACCAGAAATCTCCATCGGTTGACTGCGAACAAATCCTGAAAGACTTCAGCGATTATGCGTCAACAGAAACTGACAAGAAAAAACTCATCGAGCGTTATCAGCGTGACTGGCAATTAATGGCTGGCAACGAGGAGGCGCAGGCTAAATGCGTTCAGGTAATGAACATCAGAGTTAACGAACTAAAACAGGCGGCATAAATGGCAAGCAGAGGCGTAAATAAGGTGATTATCCTTGGTCGGGTAGGACAAGACCCGGAAGTTCGATACTCACCATCAGGAACAGCGTTCGCTAACCTGACAATAGCCACGTCAGAACAATGGCGAGATAAAAATACTGGCGAGCAAAAGGAATTGACTGAATGGCATCGTGTTGCTGTATCCGGGAAACTGGCTGAGGTCGTGGGGCAGTATGTGAAAAAAGGTGATCAGATTTATTTCGAGGGAATGCTGAGAACCAGAAAGTGGAAAGACCAGTCAGGGCAAGACCGTTACACAACCGAGGTTCATGTCGGAATTAATGGCGTGATGCAAATGCTTGGCGGCATTGGCGACAGCAAACAACAAGCAGCCAGCAGGCAATCACAGAAGCCACAGCAGCAATCATCCCCAGCACAACACAACGAACCTCCGATGGATTTTGACGACGATATACCCTTTGCACCAGTAACTCTCCCCTTCCCTCGTCACGCTATTCACGCAATTTAATCAGGAGAAAACCATGCCAGCGCCTCTGTATGGTGCGGACGACGCGCGCCGCTGTTCCGGCAATTCCGTATTGGAGGTGCTGGATAAATTCAGAAAAAACTACGACCTGATAATGTCGCTACCGCAGGAAACGAAAGAGGAAAAGGAATTTCGCCATTGTATATGGCTTGCAGAGAAAGAAGAACGCGAGCGAATTTACCAGACATCAATCCGACCATTCCGCAAAGCCACATATACCCACTTCCCTGAAATTGACCCGCGCCTGCGTAATTACCGCTCACGCTATAGCGCTATCAGTAATGACTGAGGAATTTACCATGAGAGGACTTGCATACAATCCCGGCATTCTTCCGGCAGAAATGATTATTCGCCAACGCGTAAAGCCAATGCCATCGAGAGAGGAATTGCTTAAGCGAAATTCTTTTCCTTCAGTGAGTCAAAACAAATATCTGAATGCGATGTGGCGGAGTGGGAAGAAATGAAACAAATGTCACTAATTGAGATAGATGGATTTCTGAAAGGTAAATGCATCCCACGAGATTTAAAGGTTAACGAAACAAACGCTGAATATCTGGTGCGTAAGTTCGGTGAACTTGAAGCTAAATGCGCGGCGCTGGCGGAGGAGAATGCTGGGCTGAAAAACGCAATGGCCGTAACTCTTGAGCATGTGTCGGTCACGGACGCAGGACAGGCCGGAGTAGCTGCGATGATTATCAATGATGCCCTGCACCACAGCGAAACCCCAGCCACCGACGCTTTCTTGGCTGAAGTCCGGGCGCAGGGATTGGAGATGTTTGCACAGAAATGTAACTCAAAATCCGAACAGTCGCTTGCATCTGATATACGCGACAACTGGAAAAACTCTAACTCGGTGGCCAGTTTTGGTTGACCACTTCAACGTTGACCTGGCCGCCAGCGGCGTTGCCTACAAAGAGCGGATGAATATACCGGTAATTGCAGAACAGGTAGCCCGTGAGCAACCGGAGAACTTGCACACCTATTTCATGGAACGGCTACGATACTGGCCGGCGTTGAATTAATCCACATGATGCGCAAGGGGCAATATCAGCATCCTCAGGGTGATGGATTGTCACCCACAGAACAATTTTATCTGCTGACTTTCCACCGTTAACGCGACACAACCTTAATATGCCACAAAGGTTTTTGTTAACGAGCTGCATCTTTTTCTTTTCTGGGTGATGATTGTTTTATAATAAACAAATAACAACATTTATTCTTGTAAAAGTAATAATATCTCTTTGGTGATCGAATTTATTGATCGCATTTCAATTAAACAAATAAGGAGTTTTTTTATGCCCAAAATTACCGGTGTTCTAGTGAGCCACCATGTGTTCGATATAAAAAAAAGACATGGCTAATGGTTCATTCCCGAAAACATTATTTCCAGGCGCGACATTTCAGATGGTGGTTGACAATGATGTTGTCAATAATAATACGTTGGACTGGAGTGTTGTCACCAATGCGGGAGACAATTCGCTGACTGTAAATCAGGACGGCGTGGTGTCATTTTCAAATGATATTGATGAAAGTTGCATTGGTAAAACATTTGTTATTTTTGCGAAGGATAAAGCCACAGGGAAAAATGTGTCATCTTATTTAATTAAACCTTATCGCTTCTTTAAACCTCGTACCGCAACGTCGGACAGATTTTACGATGCATTGTTTTGGATTGAGGATAAAAAAGGGACTGTCCCGGCACGACGCGATATCAATAATGTCCCTTTCGATGAACTGACGGGAGAAATGTTTCATGATGTAAAACGTGAAGTGAATTCCGGGCTTTTTCAGGAATGGGGATTTTTACTGTTTAGTGGGTGGACTAATCCTGTACGTGGTGATATTGGTAGTCTCGAATCAGAAATTTTCACTTTAGAAAATGACAGTATATTTATATCGACAGTCAACTCCCTCCCATACTCCAGAGATCTCCATGATGATATGGACTCCCAGTCTGCACAGGCTGTAGCGTTTTACGGGGAATCTGTTGTTTCCTGATGTTTTAATGAGTTTTTAATAGTCTCCGTCTTTTTAATTTAAAGAGACGGAGATTATCGGCTCTGCAACGTGAAGCTCAGGAACAAAGGTTGTGTCGCGTTAACGGTGGAAAGTCAGCAAAAGTTGTATTGCTGGCTTTTCATGCAGCCAGCAGATAAATTGTTCCGCGGGTGACAGCCATTACCGCGAAGGCATATTGCAAGGGGCGTTGCTTGTGGTCGATTCCTCACTCACTCCAGTTGATGGTTCGCTGCTTGTATGTGCTTATCGCATAAAGAGATATCGGAAGCATCCGCGCCGCTATGATTGTCTTTCTCCTGATGCAGGAAAAGCAGAATGGCTAAATCAGCAGCAGAGCGCAAAGCCGATCAGAGGGCCAAGCAAGCATCATCCGGTATGCGTAAGCTGGAGCTTGTACTTGATGCTCAGGAAATTGAAATGCTGGAGCGTAACTGTGCCACGCGTCGCTTCAGGCGTGCGCCTTACGAGTTTGGTGAGTACATCGCGTTACTGAGCCGCCAAGATGATGCACTTGTGCGCTGGCGTATAAAATCGATCAGCATAAAACGTTGCGGTAAGTGCGGCGAGAGAGTTCCTGTTAATTCATGCCCGTGTAATGGTGACTCACAATGCTGGGTGACCAAAGGCTGATTCGAATTTAAGAACTGAAAGAACACCAAGCCGCCTGATGGCGGTTTTTTATTGGAGACAAGAAATGTCAGATTTGGCTATGAAGATTTTGAAATGGCAAACGACTGGCGATGTCGGCATCAGTAGCGCAACTCTTGCCTCAATCGCATGTGGACTGAAAAAGAATATCTATGGTCATCACTTCGGTGCTCCACATGACGCAGCCGATTTCCGACGATGCGTTGCACTTGTTGAGCAGATTCCAGAAATCAGAGATTCATTCGACAAGGTTGCAAAGCGCGTTCCGGCATTCAAAGGCATCCTCAACGAATGGGATTCTCTCGTTGCTCTGTTGAAGTCTGAAATGAAGATACACGGAAACAAAGCACCAGAGACTTACAGAAGAATCAGAGAACTACGCAAGGACTAACTATGGAATCATACAGCCTCACACTCGATGAGGCCTGACAGTTTCTCAAGATCGCCAGATCTACCGCAACCGACAATAACCGCCACTGAACGGTTTATTTCTTTATGGAGAAGCCATACAAATGACAATCAATATTCAGCCGATTCTAATAAACCGCGAGCGTGTTCAGGAGATGCTTGGTGGTATCTCCAGAACTACTTTTTACCGGAAGCGTAAACAGTGGGAGCAATCAGGGACACCATTCCCTCGGGAAGTGGAAGAAATCCACCCACCGAAAGGCGGCGCCCTCTTTCGCTACAAGGAAGTTATTCAGTTTTGCAAAGATAAAGGATTGATTTCCGAACACTCTTGA